GCGGCAGCGCGGGCAGCGCCGTCGATCCGCCGGACGGTTGAATCAGCTTCGACATAACAAAATCGAAGGCCGCTTTTTCGTACTGTGCGTTCTGCAGCGCGTCTGCGTCGGCGGCGCGCGCTTCTTCCGTGGGGTAGCTGCCTTGCAGTTTTGCTTGCAGCGCTGCAATCTGGCCGTCTGCCGCAGAGGTAAAATCTTGGATGGCCGTGCTGGCCGCCTTATGCACGAACGGCTTGAAGTCGGGGTCGAGTTGGTGTTTTCCGTCCGGGCCGTTGATTGGCTTTCCTTGGTCGTCCCGGCTCTCGAACATCTCCACGACCTGATCCCAGGCCGCGTTCTGCGCCTCGGGATCATCGGCGCCGAGCATCCAATTCGCCTGGAGAGTCACCAGGCGGTTGGCGTTCTCCACGGCAAACTGCGCCTCTTCGGGAGTTCCGACGATGTCGGTTACTGCCTTGGCCGCCTCAAAGCCGCGCGCCATCTCCATCACTTCGGTCTGAAGTTCGGGATTCTTCTCGAAGGCCGCCTTCAGTTCAGGACTCTTGGCCGTCCACTCGTCAATCTTGGCTGGCGTGGCCGCAGACGCGGATGCTGCTGGCGTCTCGGCGGGCTGGTCGGTCTTCGGCTGTTCTCCCTCGGCCGCCTTGACAGTGTCGGCAATGGAGGCCTCTGGCTGAGTCACCGGGGCGGCGGCGGCTGGTGTTTTTTCGACAGTCTCGCCGTTCTCCGCGGCAACTCGCGCATCGCGGATCTTCTCCGCCTCTTCCGGATGCGCCAAACTCCAGGAGCTGTTGGCAGAAATGAACGCCATCAAGCCTTCCTGGTTGTCGGGATAATCCGTCGACTTCGGCGGCGCGGGGGCGGTCTTTGGGTCGTACGTCGCTGGCGCGCCGGGCTGTGCTGCTGCAGGAGCCTGGGCGGGCGCAACGGGCTGAGCTTGGCTGGGCGCTTGCGCGGGAGCGACCGGCTGTGTCGTCGATGAAGACGCCGCAGCAGGAGCTACCGGAGCGGGAGCTGATACCGGCGCGCTTGGCGCTGGGGCTGACGGTGCTGCGGGTGTTGCGGGTATTACGGGTGTTGCCATGGTCATTCTCCTTGGTTAACTCTTTGCCATCAATTCTGCACCCTTGACGGTGGAATCGACAATTTCTTTCGCCGCGCTCACTTGCGCGCTAGCCGTGCCCTTGGTAAACGCAGGGTCGATCTGCGCCAGTTGCAGAAGTCTCTGAATGGCCGGACCGGCCACCTGTATCAACTGCTGCATTTCGCTCTGTGCCGTTGGGTCCGGTCCGGGAGCGGGCGGCTTGCCAGCCTCGGTAACCTGCATCTGGCGTTTGGCGGCGTTGGCGGCGACCTGCATGTCCATGTCGTCCAGTTCGTCCCAGTACTGCGCCAATGCAATCCAACGGTCAGGCTTCTCGGTGCGCAGCTCGAAGTGCTCGTTCATGTAGCGACCGAGCACCTTCTTCGCAACCGGAATATCTTCCCACTTGCCCGGATGCGCTGGCAGGTCGCTACCGATACTGCCGTCTGGATTTTGCTTGACCTCCAGGCCTTGATCGATGAGCGTCTGAATATCAGCCTCAGTCTTGAGCCGCTGTGCTTCATTCGGGATAACGCTACCTGGCAGCATAAGGCTTTCCGCCATATCCTGATTGGCGGGCACATCAAACCATTCGGCGGCGGCGGGGTTGTTTTTCGCCAGCTCCTCAAACATCGCTTGAATTGCAGCCTTCAGTTCGTCGGGGTTGACCGGCAAATCCTGGCTCTCGTCCGAGCTAAACTCGACGCTACCCTGCATCGAGGTCCAATCCACTTCGTTGTTTTGGAAGGCTCCGCCCTGCGACTCGACCACATCCTTGATCTTGGTCACAGCGCCAGCCTTCATAAGCGCCTGTAGGCACTCGATGGCGTTCTGGCTAGCGCGCGCGTGCTCGTCCTGCACGTTCTCCCAATACGGCTTGAGGACTGTGGCGGAGCGGTCGAGCTGCAGTTGCTGGCCGCCGAGCGTTTCCACATCGTGCTGGGTGCCATTGCCGCTCAATTGCCGCGGAATGCCGAGAATCAACTCGCAGAATGTGAGCAGCATCTGCGGATAGCCCCACAGTGCTGGATTGATCGGCATATCGAAATGGACAAGCAGTTCGGAAAGTGGCCGCGCCTCGCCATTGATTCGCATCGGTACCGGCGTCATGGTTCCGGCTGGAATCTGCTTGCCGCTCATCTTCTCGGTGTCGATCCGGGCGGCATCCGCGAAGTTGTGACCGGTCGGGCAACGGCTCGCCCAGTCATCCAAAATCCACATCACACGGTTGAAGCGCGCGTTAAAGCTGACGGCAGTGTTGGCCAGGGCGTTGCAGTAGATGCCCTGGTTGGTGTACAAAGCCCCGTGGCTCCACTCTTTTTCGAGATTCGCAGCACGGATGTCAACGACCTCCTGACCGATGAAGCTGATCTTCAGACCTTCTGGATAAGCGGCTTCCATCCGCTTTCCAAAAGCCTGATCCCCTTTTTTGTAGAAGCTGTTTGGAGTCATCCAGGCTTCTTCATACGTGGGGTTCATCATGCTGTTGTCGGCGGTCATGCCGCCCAGGGCGCTGACCTCGTTCAGCCGTGCCAGCTTCTCAAAACTGGCGTTTGACGTGGTGCCGCTCTCAGCACCCGCTTGAATCTTGTCGTAGACTGCCGGGAACATCCGGCGCGCCTCGCCAAGGTCAATCTCGCAGCTCTTCACGAGAATTGGCGTGCAGTGCAGTGGGTTGTCGCCCTTGGCCTTCGGGTCGCAATCGATCTCGAGAGGGGAGTGCAAACTCCACTTCACGCCCGCGCGCGGCACCCTCTTTGTGCCGGTCATCTGCATGCTGAGCCGGTTGCCCTCGCCGGCGGCGTAGTAGCTCTCCTGGCCCATCCATGCGCCGCATCCGGGGCACTTCATACCGTCCGCCGTAGTGGCTGGCGTCTCGGTGGCGCAGGCCGGGCAGCGGTAGCGAGCGGGCTGCTGAATTTCCATGTCGGCGAATTCGGGCTGCTCGTCATAGCCAAACATGTTGCCGTCAATCACTGCGCGGGTGTAGCGGAAGTAGCTGCCAAACAGAAACAGCATCTCGAAGACGCTGCGGATAATCTTCCGTATTTCGTTCTTGCGCTCGATGATCCGGATGGCATCGCCGGCGGCCTTGGCGGTCACCGTATCTTTGAGGCTGGGGTCGGCGTCGCAGGGCTTGATTACCGTCTTCGGCACCGCGCGGCTCATGGTGCCCGTGAAGACATTGCAGAACATGAGCGTAAGGGGATTGATCCAACGCTCAAGGTCGGTGTCTTCGCCGGTATCCTGGTTGTTGCTCCGCGCCCAGGCAAGCGCGTCATACCAGCAGTTGGTTGCCGTGTCCCAGCGAATAACTTGGATGCCGCGCCAGTAGAATATGTTCTCGGACCATTGGCGGATGCGTTCGAGACGGTCCTGCGCCCAGCTATCGCGGTACTCGGAGATTGTTTCGACGAGGAGCTTCTTGTCTTCTTCGGAGACGTTGCCGGTTGAGAAGTAGGATTGCTCGTCGGGCGCGGTGGTCATCGGGTTCTGGCCGCCAACCTGCGCGACCTTCTGGGCGGGATTACCCCCACCAAGACCACTGAAGCTTGGAAGTCCGCCCAATCCAGCCAACGTCGCCGCAGATCCCATCGACTACACCCTCGCTCTGAATTTTGCTGGAATTGGACCCTTGCCAAACTCGGTACTAAACCGATTCAGCACTCGGTCAAAAGGCGTCGAGAAGGGAACAGGATGATTTGACCCGTTGTCGATCTCTTCTGCTAACCTGATACTGTTGACGTCTTCCGCCGACTCAACGGCCTGGATTTGTTTGGTGCGGTCAGGGACAGCGCCAGACAGAAGTAGGTCGAGCAGCCTCTGCCGCTCGACATCAGAGGCTGCTAAGCGGCGCTCAGTTTCTTCCAGTCGTTCTCTGCTGACCCACGGAAATATCCACATTTTACGGCCACTCCACCAACAACACGCCAGTTGCGAGAACGCTACTGACCAGGCTCAGTAGAGGTGTTCCCTGCGCTCCCACGTAGTTGCCTTGGCCGCCATGCACACGTCCAGCGTCACCGCCAAAAATGATTGGCTGATAAGCCCTGCCGTTCTCGCCGGCTGTGTTGGGAAGCCAGGTCTGCTCTATAGGATTGTCTCGGGCGGGGTTTGCATGGTTGGATTCAGGGTCGAGATAGTATCCCCGCAGGCCTTGCGCAACCCCGGCGTTGTAGTTGGGGTCTTCCTGCACCTCTACCTTGCTGCACATGATCGTGGTTGTGATCAGTGTCAGCGCTCCGCCGGCGGCATTGATCGGAATATTGGTCACTTTTGGATTTGATTGGGACATGAGAACCTCGGTGCGATTCTATCACTTTTGCTGCGCTGGGGCTCTCTCGGATTTTCGAGCGCCGCGTCAATATCTTTGGCGAGTCCAGCCTCGATCTGAGCAACTATGGCTGGCGTGAAGACGGTCAGAGTCGAGCCCGCGCCAACCAGCCGGCCAAGCAATCCTTCTTTTCGGGATGCTCCGCGACGATCTTCTCGTAGGCCGTGACGCGCTCATTCTGGAACGCCCGCACCAGCTTGTCAGGGTCCAACAGGTTCGCACGGTCCACGGTGCCCTTCCCCAGCTTCCCGTCTTCGTCGATGATGCCCGAGAGGTCCGCAATCGCGCGCTGAAAGATGCACACTGCGGTCTCGAATCCTTCGTTTACCGCGCAATCGAACAACCGCTTGGCAACCTCATTCGACACGATTTTCGCCATCGCCGGAGCCCAGAACTTGCACCGGTAGAATGTTGAAACGGCGGCCGCACGTTCAGTCACAGGAAGCCCCGCAATATATGCGTACGAAGCTGGCCACACATGTGAGTTTATGCCCGCAATAGCAAAGCCTCCGATATCCGGCGTGGCCTCATAGGTGAGCTGGGAATCCTCATTGTGGAGGGTCCAGGCCAAGCAGGTTGCAAAATCGCTCATATTACACCTTCAAGCGCTTCCCTATAATAGCGCGCGGCTTATTATGATTTGAATTGCGCGGGCCGGGTCATGCTGGCTACTGCCCGGCGTGAAACGGGCTAAATCCACGCATAGCCAATTCAGCACGCCCGCGCAAACTTTAGTGGGCGCAGATTGCTCTACGCCCACGGTAAACGGTTACAGTTTTTTGAAGCCGAGATCTGGCTGTTTCTCCACCTGATCGTTCCAGCGCCGCGATAGGGCCGTGCGCGGTCCCTCTCCGGGCCAGCGGTGGATGTGTACCATTCCGTGCCAGTGGCTCTCGGGCAGGGCCAGCATAGCCTTTCGCAGCGTAACCGCATCGGGAAGTTCATCCCCGGTCTGTGTGCTCTGTGTGGCCATGTTGGCGATCAGGGCTTCCAGAGCAGTGAATGCGATAGCAACGAATGTGGAGTATGGAGCCGTCTCGGGAATCACGTTCAGGATAGCAAGAACTGCGGTTTCAGCCGTTTCCACGTCGGTAAGTGGGGTTCCAGTATGCCAGTTCGCCGTGGCAGTTTCCAGCGTGCTCGCAGCGGCCTCCAAATTGGTGGCCAGTATGGGATCCTCCGCCTTGGCCGCGTTGGCGATCTGGTCGAGAGCGTTTCCGGCAACCTGTCCATCGGCAGCGATCTGACTTTCGGTGACTTTACACATGATTCATTCTCCTTGTGGTTGTGCGCCGGAGCGCGGGTTAAACGTGATAGGAAGATGTTCCTTCGAGAGCTGGCGTGAAGTCGATGGCACCATTTTACCCGAGCCTGAGCCGGCGTTAGAAGCGCAAATAGAAACATAAGGATCAAGGAACGCATGGAATCCTTTCTACTTGATAACAGAGAGATCTTGCTGAAGCTGCTGGAGGTCGAATCCGCTGGGCGATCCCTTGGCGGTGAGCCAGTCGGGCGAGAGCAGGGCGTGCGCCTCGTCCACGTACGCCCTCCAGAAGGCGGTGGTCATCTTTTTCGGCGCGCCCCAGGTGATGCAGGTAAACCCATCGGGGTCGTAGGCGGGGACGAAGACCGCATGGCCGCCCCAACTGCCCGCCGTCGAACTTCCGCTGCCGTCATCGGGCACCACATCCCACATATCCTGCGATTGCGCGGTGAGCGGCAGGCTAACGCCGATGTAGACGCCGCCAAACAGGGCAATCGACTGCCGGACTTCGACCAGATTGGCGGCCTTGGCGTCGGCAAAGGCGAGCAGCTTGTGGCCGGCCAGCCCGTTCGCCTTGAAGTCTGTCAGAACGTCCAGTTCGATGCCGCCCTGGTCGGTGGAGGGATCGGCGGGGTTGTAGCCGTCCCACTGCTCGTAGGACGCGAGGATCGCATCGTCGGGAACCGTGATTTCCTGGCAGGAATTGGCGCTCCACACTTGTACGGCATGGCCGATGCCAGCGATGGTGCAGTCGCCCAGCTTGTCGTTGAGCATCATGCCCCAGCTTGCGATGCCCCTGGTCCAGTCGGCGGCCGGCGGCGGCGCGGGCAGCGAGGGCGTGAGGTAGTTCGCCAGCATCAGCGTGCGCGTGTCGGTTTTGATGGCCTTGCGGCCAAGTTTCAGTCTGGGTTGGTCAACCATGATTCTCCTCATTTTACGCCGGGTAGTAGGCCGAGCAAATCGAAAGCGACTTCTCCTGCGCTCTGCACCAAGATAGTCAGCGCCATGAAAAACAGGAAGACAAATGCAGCGAGGACGATCACGCGTGTCATCGCAGCATCGGGTGGACGCCGTATCCCGCATAGGGAAGCAGGGCGTAGACCAGCCAAACAAGCATGAGCACGGCAACC